CTGGGTAGAGATGTCACAAAGAAACCCATCTGAATACTTGCAAAACAAAGCGTTGTTTGAAGCTGAGTCGCAAGCCCTAGAGGTTCATAAAGAATCTGCGGTCACTGCACAAAAAGAATATGAACAACAGATATTGCAAGAAAACTTTGCAAATGCACCTAAATTATTCCCAGATTTATTAGATGTTGTGAAAGGCCCGGAGATACAACAAACATTGACTAAGACGTTGTTATCACTTGGCGCGACACCTGAAGAACTCAGATTTGCAAAACCCGGAATGTTAGCTTTGGCCTATGATGGTATTAAATACCGAGATAGTCAGAAGAAGCTTTCAAAAACTAGCGCAAAACCTGTGCCCAAGGCAATCAAGTCAAAAGGCAAATCAGCAGGCAATGCAAATTCATTAAGAAAAGCTCGTGCTGCAAAGCGTTTCAACAAGTCTAATTCATTAGATGATGCTGTAGCGTTATTGTTATCGAGTTAGCTATCAACAGGAGATATTAAGATGGCTGCACCAACAAACACAATCGTACCAGCAGGTGTTGCTGGCAACAGAGAAGACCTCTCAAACCTCATTGAGCGCGTTGCTCCTGAGAAAACACCATTCTGCTCAAACATTAAAGGCGGTGGCGTAAAAGTTACGGCTACAAGACATGAGTGGCAAACAGAAACACTAGCAACTCCAGATGCTGCTTCAGCACAAGTTGATGGTGATGATACTACATCATTCGAAGCTAACACAAGAACACGTGTTGCTAACCGCGTACAAACTAAAAAGCGTGCGGTAGTTGTAGCTGGCATACAAGAAGCTGTTGACTCAGCTGGCGTAGCGTCAGAAATGGCTAGACAAAAGCTTATCAAAGGTATTGAGCTAAAGCGTGACTTTGAAGCTCGTTTCATTGGTAACTACGCTTCATCTGAAGAATCAGGTGCAAATGGCCGTAAAGCTGCTGGTGCATTAGCATGGGCAACTTCAAACGTGTCACGCGGTACAGGTGGTGCTAATGGTGGATATAGCGGAACAGATTGTGCTGCCGCTACAAATGGTACACAGCGTACTTTCACTAAAGCTATAATGGATGCCGTAATCCAATCTGGATTTAATAATGGCGCTACATTCTCACAAATCTACATGAGTGCTGCTCACAAAGCAACATTCGCTGGATTTGCTGGACTTGCAGCTAACCGCTATGAAATCAACGGAATGGATGAAGGCGTAGTTGTTGGCGGTGCAGACGTTTATCTGTCTAACCACGGCAAACTAACTATAATACCAGTACAGTATGGCCTAACACGCGATGCTCTATTTGTAGACCCATCCATGTGTACACTAGGCACATTACGTTCACCACGTTATGAAGAACTATCCAAAACTGGTGACAACGAAAAAGGTCAAATCCTTGGTGATATGACACTTATCGTGAAAAACGAAAAAGGTCTAGGCGTGGCCGCAGACTTAACCTAGTATTAGGTAAACACCGGGGGCTGGCATATGCTAGCCCCTACATATACAGGAGAAAGATATGCCAAAGGCAAAAGCAGCACCAAAAATTAAAGCCAAAGTAAAAGATGATCGCGTTGAGTGTATAGTCACTAAAAAGGGCGGCATAGCACAAATAAGAACAGGCAAATTAAGCGAAGATGGTACTGAGTTATGCTATAAAAAAGGCGATATCTTTAAAACAGACGCAAATCAGGCTAAACTGTTAGAGAATAACGACCTAGTTGTAGCAAGGGATTAACATGAGTAGTTTTAAACCATTTTCATACGATGCAGCAACAGGCATGAAGCATAGCCTTGCAGTCGATAGTGCAACAGATGAAATGTATGTAAAAACAGAACAAGATGTCACTAAAATATTAGATGACAATAAAAGACAGCAGTATGATGCTAAAGGCACACTAGGTAAGGCTGATTTAGTTAAAGTTGGCACAATACCATTAGGTTTAATACAGCATTGGAAAGCAACAGAAGGCATTGATGTATTTAATGAAGACCATTGGCCTCGTGTTGTAGAAAAATTAAACAGTAATGAGTTTCAGGCATTGCGAGTAGCGCAGTTTAAGGTGTAGTTATGGCATTTGCAAATCTAGGCGAATTAAAAACAGTTATAAATGACACGTTAAATCGTGATGATTTGACTGCACAAATACCTAATTTTATTAAAATGAATGAAGAAAGCGTTAACCGCAAAGTCAATGTATCTGAAATGGAAGAATACACTGAGTTTACTATAAATGTAGGTCAAACAACATTGCCTACAAACTTTTTAGAGATGCGTAATATACAGATGAAAAGCTCTGAATATCCATTGCAATATGTACCACACAACGCATTAGATGGCATTGGCGCTGATTCTGGCATACCTAGATTTTACTCCATACAAGGCACTAAATTATTATTTTATCCGTTTCCCCCGGATGCTACTATTGGCATTATGAGGTACTTGGCTGAAGTAACGCCTTTAGTAAATGATGTAGATACAAATTGGTTATTGAGTAAATCACCGCAAATATATTTGTATGGTACATTATTACACGCTGCACCATTTTTAAATGATGACAGCAGATTACCTGTCTGGGCTAGTTTGTTTGAAGATGCTGTCAGGGCATTGAATGATCAGGACAAGCGCAGAATGTCAGGAACAAAACCACAAATGATAAACGCAACAGCGGGATACTATTGATATGCCTACAACAACTAACTATGGCTGGACATACAACCTACCAAATACTGCACAGGACACATGGGGCGGTGATTTAAATAACACGCAGATAGCGATTGATGCGCAAGTAAAAACTAATGAAAACTTAGCTAATACTAAAGCGCCAATAGCAAGCCCTACATTTACAGGCACAGTAACAGGGCCGACATTTGTTGGTAATCTTACAGGTGATGTTATAGGCGATGTATTTGCAAGTGATGGTACAAGCAAAATACTGGAATCTGGTACAGATGGCACTGATGCTGTATTGACAGGAAATGCAACGTCAGCGGATAAATGGTCTACTGCAAGAACTGTTACATTAACAGGCGTTGTTACAGGCAGCATAGCATTTGACGGCACAGGTGATTTTACACTTGATACAAGCGTTGGCACAATAGCAGATGATACACTAACAATAGCGCAAACAAGCGGTCTGCAAGCTGCATTAGATAGCAAAGTAGCACACGCAAGCGGTAATGGAAGAACAATAACTGTAGGCAATACAGCGCCTACAAGCCCATTAACAGATGACATTTGGTTTGATACAACGGCATAATGGCGATTAAAACTTATAACGGCACTGCATTTGCAGAGGTAACAGCTAAGTATTACAATGGTAGTGCGTGGGTGGAACCTAACAGTGGTGTAAAGAGATGGAATGGAAGCGCATGGGAAGTTGTTTCTACTGCATTTGAAGCAACACTAACGCAAACAACACTGTCTGGCTCTACATCATACAACTCATCACTGGGCAGTTACACAGGCGTTACAAGTAGCCCCGGCACTGGTTACACAGCGGTAACAGTTACAGGTGGTAAAGCGCCATTTACATATCAATGGTTTTATGTATCTGGCACTGTGAGTAGTATAAATCTGTTTCCACAACTGCCTACGCAGTACACTACAAGATTTAGTTTTAATTATGCGTTATCAGCAGGCAATGCTGTTTATAGATGCCAAGTAACAGATGCCGATAACAACGTAATAAATTCAGATACAGTTACAGTGAGTTTTAGTTAATGTTAGTACCATTAAACATACCACCAGGTGTATACACCAACGGAACAGAGTATCAGTCTAAAGGCCGTAACTTTGATGCTAATCTTGTGCGTTGGCAGTTTGGTGCATTGGGGCCGATGGGTGGCTGGAGGCAAAGAACAACTACAACTGTAAGCGGTAAGGCAAGACGTGTTATATCTTGGCGTGATAACAACAATCAAGTATGGGCTGCGATAGGAACAAATAGCCATTTATATGCTATGACAGCTGGCGGTGCTGTAACAGATATTACGCCTAGCGGATTAACTGCCGGGCGTGCAGATGCAGACACAGGTGCTGGATTTGGTACAGGTTTATATGGACAAGGGCCGTATGGAGTTAGTAACCCAGCTGTGGTGAGCACTACAAACCCTGCAAGTATATGGTCACTAGATACTTTTGGTCAGATATTGTTAGGTGTATTGCCTGATGACGGCAAACTGTACGAATGGAATGTAAACGTCAATGTTGATGCCACACAAGTAACAAATGCGCCTGTAGATAATAGAGCTGTATTGGTAACGCCAGAACGTATTGTAATGTGCCTTGGCGCAGCAGGAGTGCCAAGAGATGTTGCTTGGTCAGATCAAGAAGATAGAAACCAATGGACAGCAGCAGCTAACAACCAAGCTGGTAATTTTAGCTTACAAACAGCTGGTACAATATTAAATGCTGTCAATGTAAAAGGTGGTAGCCTTATTTTTACAGATAAAGATGTATGGCGTGTTGTATATCTAGGGCCGCCATTAGTGTACGGATTCCCACAAGATAATGCTGGTGGTGGTTTAGTATCTGCTGGTGCGGTGACAACGGCTGATGGCGCAGCATATTGGATGTCACATGAAAATTTTTATGTTTATACAGGTTACAGCCAACCAATAAAATGCGATGTGCATGATGCAGTGTTTAAAGATATTAATAGGGCGCAAATTAGTAAAGTTACTGCTTGGCATAACGCATCATTTGGTGAAGTTTGGTGGTTTTACCCTAGTGCTGATAGCACTGAAAATGACAAATATGTGGTTTATGACTACAGAGAAGGACATTGGAATAAAGGCAGTTTATCGCGACTATGCGCGACAGACAAAGCGCCATTACCATATCCAATAGCTGTAGATGCTACTGGTAAGATATATGACCATGAATTTGGTTATGATCACAATGGCGATGTTAGTTTTATTGAGCATGGGCCTGTTGAGCTTGGTGTTGGTGAAACTACAGCAAATGTGACGTTTATATACCCTGATGAAAGCGCACAGGGCGACGTGAGCATGACTTTTAAGACTAAGATATACCCTAACAGCGCAGAGCGTAGTTTTGGCCCTTATACGGCAACACAGCAGCCTGTACCTGTTAGGGTACATGGCAGACAAATGCTAGTAAAAGCTGTAGGTGCAGAGTCAACTAATTGGCGTTTAGGTATACCGCGTATAGAAGTGATACCGGGGAGCAAACGATGAGACTGCCTGACGCAATGCCAACATATGATCTGATCAATGAAACAGAAACACGTCGTAATATTACATATGAGATGACGCAAACACGTAAGATCAATGAAGATATAAATATAAACGCAAGTAATAGATTAATACTTACAAGCCCGAACGGAACGCGCTATAGTGCAAGTATTGATAACTCTGGAGTATTAACATGGACAGCTCTGTGAATATAGAGAACCATAAAGAGCAAATTGTAAACGCATTAGCGCGATCAGGTCACAAACATACGTTTGATGACGTTGTAAAGGCTGTAGCTAATGATGATGCGCAGTATTGGCCAGCTAATAACAGCGCTGCAATAACGCAAGTAGCTAAAAAGTCTGATGGCACTGTTGGATTAAATGTTTGGCTATATGGTGGTGACTTAAAAGACTTTTATCTTTTAGTAGATGCCGCAAAAAAACACGTAAAAGACTTAGGCGGTGACTTTATTATGACATTTGACCACCGCAAAGGCTGGAACAGATTATTAAAAAAACTTGGTTTTGTTGAGCATGGCAAAACCTTAATATGGAGGCTCTGATGGGCGGTAAGAAAAAAGTAGAAACAACGCAAGACAATAGCCTTGATGAGTTTTCAAGACAGCAATATAATACTATTAGTGGCAATATAAATCAGTTAATGGGCCAAGAGTTTACACCTTATTCAGGGCAAAGAGTGGCTGGAGTCAATGATTTAGAGCGCGACGCTATAAACACATATTTACAACAATCTGAAGGCACAAGAGGTTTGTTAGGTGATGCAACGGGTATGGTACAAACAGGCGCACAATACACGCCAGAGCAAGTACAAGCGCAGAACTTTGCTAATGCCGATTTGTCTGCATACACAAACCCATTCCAACAGCAAGTTATTGATGCACAATTATCTGAGATAGAAAGACAACGTGGACAGACCGCAGAGCGCATTGATGCTGATGCCGCTAAGTCTGCTGCGTTTGGTGGTTCAAGGCAAGCAATACAGCAAGCTGAAAGTGACAGAAACTTTGGTGATATAGCGGCAAGAACAGGTGCTGATTTAAGATCACAAGGTTTTCAGCAAGCTTCTGCTATGTATCAGCAAGATGCTGCAAGGCAGATGCAAGCTGATTTAGCAAATCAACAAGCTGGACTAAGTGGCGCACAGTTAAGATTACGCGGTGCAGGATTATTAGGCGATATGGCTGGGCAAATGTCAGATGCTGATATGCGTGAAGCAGCTATGCGCGGTAGTTTAGGGCAACTTGAAAGAGGACAAGAACAAGCTGAACTAGATGCACAATATCAAGCATATTTAATGGCATATGATGACCCATATAGACGCGCACAATTACAGTTAGGTTTGTTAGGCAATACACCAATGTTACAAGACTCAAGAGGCACACAGACAACAAGCGGTGGTGGTTTAGGTGCAGCAATAGCTGGTGCAGGGCAAGTTGCCTCAATGTTTATTTAGCCTAAATAAGGACAAGAAGGTAAAGTTATGGTATTTTTTCGAGGAACGATGAATCAGCAGCGTAGTACGCCAAGGCGCAATAAAATGCCTATGCGTACAAATAGTAACTTTGGTGGTGGTTTTGCGTTAAATCCAGCATTAAGAAATTTATCTACTGTTATGCAGCCAAGATTTAAAGGACAAGGCGACATTATAACAAACCCAGATATTATAGCGGCATTAGAAACACCGGGTGGCGGCACATTTAAAGGTGAAGGTGGTCGCACTACAACTGTTGAGCCGGGGTATATAGCACCTCCATCTCCTGCAAATAACATGGGTTTAGCACAAGGCATGATTGGTAATATAATACCAGAACAAGATGGTGCTGCACTAGCAAGGCAACAACTTGGTGAGCCTACAATGATTACGCAAAACATTGATGGTCAAAGAGTGTTAAGTGATGATGAGCAATCAACTATAGACAATGCGGCATTGCAAGAGCGTTTAAAGGGTAGATATGATGCACCTGGTTACACTAAAGGGCAAAAAATAGCTGCCATTGCTGGTGTATTAGGTGATGTATTCTCTGCACCGGGAGATAGAAACAAAACAGCAGCTATAATGCAAACGATAGAAGCTAGACGTGCTGGCGATATGCAAAGACAGCAAGCAAGATTAGAGGATGAGCAAACTGAATCAGTTGTAGATGGTCTGATTGACGCTGGGCAAATAAAACCAGAGTTTAGAAACTTATATATATCAAGACCCGATTTAATAGGAAAACTTGGTGAGCGTTTTGTTGAAGAAGGTGGTGAAATGTTTAAAGCTCAATTGCGAAGCTTAAACGTAGCGTCAGATGTCAAGCTTGAACAAATGGGATTAAGTAGAGAAGAATTTGAGGAAAGAAATAAACAATTCTTAATGCAATATGAGCAAAAAGTGGGTGAAAGTGACAGAAATTATGAATTAAGAAAACAACAATTAGAAGATGCTGCTATAGCGAGAAAAGAAAACCATCAATTAAATCTTGATAAATTTGAAGAATTAAAACGCGGTACAGGATTTATAGAAGGCATAAGACAGCAAGAATTAGTGCTAAAGCAAAGAGCTGCTAATGCTAAAACTGACAAAAAAGACTTTAACGCATCTGAGCTTGACGCTAAAAAATTCTTTAATAAAGGACTAGCAGCTACAGAAACACTAGATAAAATTGTAGAAGAAGGCGAATATAACCCAGCATCACGTTTACAACTTGGAGATGATAGTAAATTTAAGTCACAAGGTAGAAGAAGATATGAAACGCAGCGTGAATTATGGATACAGGCTGTATTGCGTGATGAATCAGGTGCTGTCATAGGGCAAGATGAGCTAGATGGTTATGCAAGAGCATATTTCCCTGTACCCGGTGATGGAGAAGATGTTATTGAAGAAAAAAGATTAGCGCGTATTGTTGCACTTAATGGATTAGCAGACAAAACAAATGGTGCTGTAGAGCCGTATGCTCCAACGTTAATTGATACACCAAGCGTTACTAACATAGGTGGCGTAAACTATTCAACGCAAGATCAGTAGAGTAGGTAATAAAACAATGTCAGTACCAAATATTACTAGCCAAGAACAATATGATGCTTTGCTACCCGGAACTAAATATCGCAGATCTGATGGTCAAATTAAAACTAAAAGCGGTAGTGCACCAATGCAAGCAAAGCCTCTTGATGGTTTTTTAAGTGGTTTAAGAGCAGCTGGTACTGCTGTTAGGGCTGGCAGTGGATTAATAAATCCAGCGGTTGCATATGGAGCGGGTGCTCTACCAGATTACGCTGCTGACGTTATAGAAGAACCTGTAAAAACATTAGTAACAGACCCAGCAATGGCTGTATATGATATGCCAAGTAATATACAGAAGTCTGGCGCATTAGGTGGTGGTGCGTTAGCTGCGTTGGCTACAGGCAGGCCAGCAATAGCTGGTAGGTTAGGCAAACAGGCTGCATTAACAGGATTAGAGGCAGCAGGAGGCGCTGCTGAACTTGCAGGATTAGCGCCAGCTATAGGGCCATTAGCAAAAACAGGTGTAGCTACTGTTAAAGGTATTATAAAAGCACCGGGACAAGTATACAGAGGCACACGCAGAGCATTTAATATTGATACTCCTGATGTGCCTACCAAAAGTATATCTGATGACATTGCAGAGCAAGTAGCTGATGATTTTAATGTTGATAAACCTTTATATCATGGCTCACAGGCAAAGTTTGATGAGTTTGATGATAAATACATAGGCAAAAGAGATGATGGTTTTTATGGTAGAGGCCATTATTTAACACCAAATTATGGTGAGGCAGGTTATTATGGGCCAAATGTAGGTGAGTTTTATACTAAAGGTAAAATGTTAGATTTGTCAGGCAAAGGAAAAGCCAGTTATTTAGGTATTGACAGTCCAGATTTTAGATTCTGGACAAGTGAGCTTGATAAAATAGATATGCTAGATGATAGAACAAAAAAGACTATAGCAACATTAGATAAAATAGATGATTATGTAGATAAAAATGTAAAAATTGGGCCAGCAACAAACAGTGATGGAACAGATGGTGTACACGCATATATAATTGACCCAGTATTAAAACCATTCACTTATACTGACAGTAAAGGTGTAGAGAAAAAACAATTTTCAGAAATATATGCAAATTTTGGTGGTTATCAAAAACAGTTTTATGACACAAAAGAAGAAGCTGTAGACGCATTAAAAAGGGAAGTAAAAAGAAAGGTCAATCAAGATACAGGTTTGCTAGACTCAAACAAATCTGGCTATGATAAGTTTTTTGGCAAAATAGAAGATATTGATTATACACTTAGTGATTACATAAGAAGAGGAAGGGGAGCCAATAGAGAATATACACCTGCAGCGCTTACTGAAAAAGCAAAAAAAGCTGGATATGATGGTATCATTGCTGCTGGTGGCGATGAAGTAGTTATATTTGACCCAAAAAACATTAGGTCAAAGAAAACACAGACACGCATTGATACAATACCACAAGGCAAAGAACAAAACATATATGACTACATGAGGTCTGTATCTGGCATAAAAGACCCAAAAGAGTTTAGATCATCATTGTTACGTGCCGCAGATGATGAAACAGTTAGACCTGATATGTTATTGCAAGACCCTAATTTGCCGGGATATAGTATAGCTGGCGTAGGCTTAGGCCGTAGGGCTGGGCCATCTCAAAATATAATGCAAAAAGCTGCAAGAGCGCAACAATCTGAACAAAGTCAACGTGTAAATGAAGCATTTAACGTAGCGCTTGGTAGACCAAAAGATATGATCGACACGCTAGATGATATAAATATAAGAATAGATGAGGAATCTAAGCCGTTATATGACAAAGCATTTGCTAAAGGAATACAGCCAACAGAGGAATTGCAAGAGGTTCTTAATATACCTTTAGTTAAAGACTACAGGGATAAAGCAGTAAAAGATTTAGCTTATATGGGGCAAGCAACAGAAAACCAATTAGAAATATTAGATCAAGTTAAAAAAAGTTTAGATGATGAAATAGGTAGGAATATACAGCAAAATACAAAAAAAAGAGCGCGTGATTTAATCATTATTAAAAATAAACTATTAAAAGAAATAGATAAAGCTAATCCAGAATATGCACAGGCTAGAAGTGTATTTGCTGGTGAGGAGGCTAACAAAAATGCAATGGATTATGGCTTAAAAAATATCACTAACAAAAAAACTAGGCCCAAACAGTTTGCAAGAGATATAGAGAATTATAGTAAATCTGAAAAAGAAGCGCTGTTGTCAGGTATTAAAGATCAAATAGATATTTTATTAGATAACCCTGAGAGCTATAGCGCATTAAAAGGGCAATTTAGAACACCAAGCTTTAAATCTAAGTTAGAAACAGTTATTGGTAAAGAAAAAGCTGAAACCTTAGTAAATGATTTAGTGCGTCAAGCAGAGCTAGCAGATACAGCAAAAGCAACAGATGTAGGCGCAAACTCTATTACAGCAAGTGCTACAGAAGCCATAAAACTAGCAGAGCAGCCAGCGAAAAGCGACACAATGCAAGCTATAGCAAAAGGCACTGAAGCTGTTGGCGATGTAAGAAACCTAGCTAATTTAATACCATTTTTAGGTAGAAAAGCTGGTGATCTAAGTTTAAGAACACTAGGTAAAGCTGGAGATGTTGTTGATGAAGATATAACAACTGCTGCCGCGCAATTATTAACTATGCCTACACGCGATGCAGCGCAAATGCTATTAGATTTAGATATAGACGTAAGAAAGAAAATAAGCGGTAGATTGCTAGATAATTCGCAAGGCGTAAAGATACTACGTGCGTTACCAAAACAGAGCGCTTTAACAGCACTTGGTGGATTAACTGGTGCTGGTGTAGTTAGTGCAACAACACCTAATATTGTAAATATTACAACTCAACAGCAATATGATAGTCTGCCAGCTGGCACACGTTATCGTAGGTCTGATGGTCAGATACGTACTAAAAGATAAAAATGATTAGCCGCAAACCCATACTTAAAGCTAACATGAAGTGCAACAAGCCTAGACGTACACCGGGGCATAAAACAAAGTCGCACGTTGTAAAGTCGTGTTATGACGGCAAAGAGAAGATCATACGCTTTGGACAGCAAGGCGCTAGTACAGCAGGAAAGCCTAAGTCTGGCGAGAGCCAACGTATGAAGAAAAAGAGAGCTAGTTTTAAAGCAAGACATCGCAAGAACATAGCAAAAGGTAAATCAAGCGCAGCCTATTGGGCTGATCGCGTAAAATGGTAATGGAGAGTTAAATGCCAATAGCTGAAGATAGTGCTGGTGGTTCACCTGTACCCATTCCCACAAACCTGACAACAAACCTTACCGGGGAAGCAACAGGTAGTGGTACGTTAGATTACACAACAGGCGATATAGATATTGCAGTAACTGTTGTAGACAATGGTCACAATCACATACTTAGCAACATTACAGACGTACAAGTTAACAATGCAATAAGCGGTCAGATACTTGTTTACAATGGAACTGTGTGGGCTAATGCAACTAACACATCTGGTATTACTGCTATCGTACAGGATTTGACACCTCAGCTTGGTGGTAACTTAGATTTAAACGGCAAGAATATCAATGGCAACGGCAATATAAATTTAGCTGATAATTATAAATTAACGTTAGGCACAGGTAATGACCTAGAGATATCGCACGATGGTGTGTCAAGTTACATACGTGATGTGGGTGCTGGTGACTTACAGATATTTGCTTCAGATGATGTTTATATTAGAGGCCAAGGCAGTAATACGTATATGGCGCGATTTAATGAAAGCGGTGCTGTAACACTATATCATAACAATGTAGTTAGGCTAATAACAACTGATAGCGGTATTACAGTTACTGATGAGGTAGAAGCTGTTGAATTTATAGGCCCATTGCGCGGCCCTACTAAATTTAAAGGTCAAGCTGGTGAGGCGTTATCTGCTGGTGATCCAGTATATATATCTGGCATATCAGGAAACACTACTGTTGTTTCTAAAGCCGATGCCAATGATGCAAGTAAGATGCCAGCCTTCGGTATTATAGATGCATCTGTAAGCGCAAACGCATCTTGTCAGGTACTTACTTTTGGTGAAATGCACAATTTAGATACATCTGCATTTAGTGAAGGTGATGAACTGTATGTATCAAATACAGGAACATTAACCACAGCAATACCTTCAGGTGAGTCGTCACAAATACAGAAAATAGCTAAAGTAACACGTTCACACGCAAGTGCTGGTGGTATATTTATAATGGGTGCAGGGCGTAGCAATGCTGTACCTAACCTTGATAATGGTGATATATTTATTGGTGACGGTACTAATCATGCAACAACTACAAGTCTTAACACTGCTGTAAATGCACTAACATTGACAAACTATTTGCCGTTATCTGGCGGTGCAATGACAGGCAACATAACTACGTCAGGGACATTTGATGGCAGAGATGTAAGTGTTGATGGCGCAAAGTTAGATGGCATAGCTACAGGTGCAGATGTAACTTTAAATGAGATATCTGCTGGTACTAACGTAACGATATCCGCAGGGGGCGTTATTAGCTCAACTGCAAGTGGTGGACTCGCACACGTTGTAGACGATACTACACCGCAACTTGGCGGTAATTTAGATTTAAACAGCAACGATATTACAGGTACAGGTAATTTAAACTTTACCGGGAGCGTAACACTATCAGGCACAGTAGATGGCCGCGACGTAGCTGCTGATGGTACTAAACTTGATGGCATAGAAGCATCTGCTGATGTGACGGATACTGCTAATGTAACTGCCGCAGGAGCCTTGATGGACTCTGAGGTTACTAACCTAGCACAAGTTAAAGCATTTGATTCTTCTGATTATGCTACTGCCGCGCAAGGTACTACTGCTGACGCTGCGCTACCTAAAGCTGGTGGTACAATGACAGGTGACATACTGTTCAACGATGGTGTTAAAGCTAAGTATGGAACTAGCTCAGACTTACAAATTTATCACGATGGTAGTAACTCTATTATTGATGATAGTGGTACAGGCAATCTATATATACGTTCAAATGATGTATTAATTGACAAATACACAGGTGAAAGAATGATACGTGCGATTGCTGATGGCGCAGTAACATTGTATTACGATAATGCAGAAAAACTAGCTACAACATCTAATGGTATACAAGTAACAAATGCAACTAACATGAGCATGGATGCTTCTGCTAGTGGGCAGATTAAAGTACAAGGCAGTGGTTATGGATTTGGTATAGCATTAGATGCTGATGCCGCTAATCTTTACACTAACTCACCTACTCGTGATTTAGTATTTGGTGTCAACGAAACAGAAGTAGCGCGTGTTAAACCTGCAGGGTTAGATGTAACAGGTAAAGGCACATATACAGGCGCAGGTTCATTTGAAGCATTAGAATTAAAAACTACAGATGCAAATAGAGTATATGTAACAGGAAACTCTACGACTTCAGGCGATATGTGGCGTTTAGGTACTTCAACATCCAATGCAAATTTAAATATAGATGCACTACAATCAAATGGCGAAATACTACTGCGTACAGGTGGTACTACAGAACGTATGCGTATTAATTCTGGTGGTATAGATGTAACAGGTGGTATAGATGTTGCTAATGGAACAACATATACAACCACAGGCGATTTCTTAGCTAAAGTACAACAAAACTCTAACGCAACAGGCAAGAACGGTTTATCCGTTATGAACGCATGGGCAAGTAACACTTCAACAATATTTGAAGCGGCTATGGGTTGGGATGGTTCAGCGGCAGGTTATTATCCAGTTTTTACAATAGACGGATTAGGTAAAACTACTTGGAAAAATAATTTTGGTAATATTAGAGCTAGCATAGATGACAGTGGTTTAGATGTAAACGGTTCAATTGATGTCGTAGGTGCAAGTAACACTAGACAATGGTCGGTTGGTACAGCAGGTGCTCGAATGGGTGTATATGCGCTTGATAACAGCACTATGTATATGCGCGTTGAAAGTGGTACTTCAACTAATTTACAGTTTGGTACATACGATAACATTCCAATCTACACTATTACTAATAACAGCGTTAAGACAACGCTATTAGCTAATGGTAATTTTGGCATAGGGACTACAGCACCAAAGGCAAGAACACAAATTACTTCTGGTGGTTATGCAACACCTTCATTAGGTTCTGTTCCTGCAAACGCATCATTATACGTTTCACCAAGTGATACTGCTTATGGATTAGTCGTTGGTATGGATAATGTAGCACCACGTACTTGGTTACAATCACAACATACCAATGGTGCTAGTGTTGCATACCCGCTTACACTGCAAGAAGCAGGCGGTAACGTGGGTATAGGTACTTCAGCACCAAAAACAAAAACACAAATTAGTGCAAGTGGTACGTTAAATGCCCCATCATTAGGTTCTTCATCAACTAATGCACCATTGTATTTAACAAACAGTGATACAAGTTATGGATTAGTTGTTGGCAACAGCAGTGCAGATGGACACGTGTGGTTACAGGCACAACGAACGGATGGTACAGCAACAGCCTATAATATGACTTTAAACGAAGCGGGCGGTAACGTGGGCATAGGGACTTCAACTCCGAGTGCTAAGCTCAGTGTAGCAGGTGACTTAACAGTATCAAGTACAATAGAAGTTGGTTCACTAACTCCTAACCAAGATGGTGCTATTGAAGTTGGTGTAATAGCATTAGGCACACCTGCTATATCATCTACAACAAGTAGCACAGGACTAATGAACCATATTATCTTTGATAATCCAAATGGTGCTGTTGGTAAAATAAACACATTAAATTCAAGCACAAGCTATCTTACAAGCTCAGACTACAGACTAAAAACTGATGTGCAAGAAATGACAGGCTCTATTGATAGAGTTAAAGCACTAAGACCAGTAAACTTTGAATGGATTGTCGATGGCACTAGGGTAGATGGTTTCTTGGCACATGAAGCACAAGAAGTAGTGCCAGAAGCAGTTGATGGCGAAAAAGATGCAATGCGTGACCAACAGTATGTTGAAAGCGAAGCAACAGGTGACATATATACCCCTGCTGTTGAAGCAACATATGAAACAATACAAGTTGAGCTAACCCCTGCTGTTGAAGCAACTTATGATGAAGATGGCAATGAATTAACACCTGCTGTTGACGCTACATATGAGGAGCAACAACAAGAGCTAACTCCTGCTATTGATGAAGTAGTACATAGCACAGATGTTGTAGAGCCAGATAAACTTGAAGAAGGTCAACTATGGCGTGAAACAACAGAGAAGGTTATGGCAACACGTCAAGTACCAGATTATCAAGGTATAGACCAAAGTAAGATTGTGCCATTGCTAACATCAGCACTGCAAGATGCCATTGCTAAGATTGAAGCACTAGAAACACGCTTAGAAGCGCTAGAAAGTTAAGATCATGGAAAACCCGGCAAACGTAGATGTTAAGACATTATTAACTTTTTGTGCATTATTAGTTACGTTTGTTGGTGGTGTTATTGCTAGGGATAGACAAGTGTCGGCTAAGATAAGCAATGACAATTCTAAAACGCATGGGCGTATAGATGACTTAAAAGATGATATGAATGAAAACTTCGCAAGGAAAGATGATGTACGTGAATCTGTTAAAAGAGTTGAGCGCAGCATTGAGTCACTGGGCGTTGAAATGCGTCAAAACCATAAAGACCTCACTGCACTCATTATTAAGAATGAAAACTAAACATTACATAAAAGTCGATTGGGATGGTGACCGATGGCCTAACTTTAGTGCCAAAGAGCTATCATGTAGACACTGTGGTCAATACTATCATGACCCAGAGTTTCTAGATAAGCTGCAATGGGTGCGTACAAAGATAGAAAAGCCGTTGCATATAAACTCTGCACACAGATGCTTCAGGCATAACCTAGCTGTTGGCGGTGTGCCATTGAGTCAGCACAGAAAACTTGCTGTAGATATATCCTTGCGTAATCACAACAAAGAAGAATTAAACTTTATGTGTAAGTCTGCTGGGTTTACAGGCTTTGGTTATTATCAGACATTTCTACACATAGATACAGGTCGTCGCAGACATTGGTTTGGCGGTGATAAGTCATTGGAGTTTTGGTCAAATGATTGATATTTTATCCCCTATCCTATCAACAGGCGTTGGTATCTTTGGCGCGTTCTTGCAGCGTAAGCATGAACGCAATATGTTTAAACATCAAACAGAGCGTATGCGTCTGGAGTTTGAGCAAGAGTTAGCACTGACTGAAATGTCAATGAAAGCAAAGCGTGAAGAAACTGAGCAAGAGATTGCACTAACCGAAATAGCTGGCAATATATCTGCGTTTACCAACTCTCAAGACGCTGAAAACAATCTGAGTAAGATTAAATGGGGCAAGTCAATGTTAGGCGACATTGCTAACTTTATGCGCTCTATCACCAGGCCAGGCATAACCTGGTATCTAGTTTTAATGACAAGCATACGCACAAGTGAATACTACGCCATTACAGATAAGCTAACGCAAGATGTAACTAACTTGAATGACCAAGTAGCATTGATTGGCACAGCGTTTGACCAGATGCTTGCAAATCCGTTTGACTTAGCTCTTGTCAACATGACAGCAATGGTTGTAGGCTGGTGGTTTGGTAGCCGAGGTCAAAATACTAGCTATGAAGATGAGCACTACAAAAGAACTGCCTGATGAAAACACACACCAGTATTGAACGCGCTAAAAAAATAGCAGAAGTTTGGCCTAACAGCACATCCCTTGCTGATGCTATGAAGCAGGCTGGCATTAAAACAAATACAGAGCGCTCAATGCGACAACATAAAAGTAATGCGCAACGTATTTTAGGTATTAAATTAGAGCCACATAATCCTAAGTATAAAACGAATGACGTAGAGTGTCCAAGCAACTTAGATATAAAAGCTGCGAAGAAGTATAAGTCATTTTTGATTACATCTGCAACAAATAACAGCACATTAAACCAAAAGTTTTTTGATACGCTAGAGTTATTTAGTAAACATCACAAAAGTCAGCTGTTAATCATTCCCCTTAAGTACAGACATAATACACTGATTGCAAAAAAAGACTATCAGTGGCCTGTGGCTATACATAACTATGCATTGCTTGATGATTTGATACTGAGCAAGTCATTCATGGTATCTGGATTGCGCCTAACAGCTACTGCTGTAGACCCTTTATCTGGTATGCAGGCTCATAGCGGCCAGAGGTCTGTTGTATATGGCGCTACATCACTGCACTTGCGTTTGGCAGCAACACCGGGTGATGAACTACCTAAAATGCTACAAACCACAGGTAGCTGTACCAGTAAAACGTACACTAGGACAAAAGCTGGTGGTAAGGCTAAATTCAATCATGTATTTGCGGCAACATACGTCAAACTTGTTGGTGATAAGTTTTACCACACGCAGATAATTTGGGATGGTAAAGGTTTTTACTTTTTAGATCAGTATTGGACACCAGAAGGATTACAACCCGGTGAAAACGCAGCAGCTATAGTTAGAGGTGATGACCACGCAGCTATGCACGATAGAGTAATATTAAAAGCTAGAGCTAGTTTATGCGATAGACTTAAACCAGATATACACGTGTTCCATGACGTATTTGATGGCGTATCTATATCACATCACCATAAATTACTTGATAAGATAAAAGTCTTTAATATGCGTATGAATAGTCTGGCGTGGGAGTTAAAACACACTGCCGCGCATATAGTGCAAACAGGCGGTAAAGAGAATTGGATAGTAGATAGTAATCACGACAGGCATATTGAGCGTTATTTAAATGAAGGCAGACACCTTAAAGAGCCACACAATGCAGCGATAGGTTCTGAATTGCTTGCGGAGATATCCTACAAAAATAAATCAGCATTAGAGTGTGCGTTTCAAAAATACATACCGGGGTGCTATAAATTTGTTAATGCAAACAAGCGTGCCAATGTAAAAGGTATAGACGTATCACAACATGGTGATAGAGGTGCTAATGGCTCAAGAGGCAGTATTAAAGGCTTTGCCAATGCAATGTATAAAACTGTGATAGGCCACAGTCATTCTCCCGGTATTAGCGGAGGTGCATGGCAGACAGGTGTGTCTACTTTAAAACAACCTTACAAAGTCGGTCTATCTACATGGGCCTGTGCTGATGTGATCATTAATGCTAACGGCAAGCGATCAATGTTCTTTTATATTAATGGCAAAAGCCTAGCCGACGTTATTTGATTTTATTTACACCGGGCTTGCCATCGTGATATCTGTGCAGCATATCAAGCATCTGATTATGTATGTTTCTAATCTGCAATGACTTAGACCATAAAGCTCTAAAATTACCTTCAGGATAGTCAACGCCATTGCGTTTAGAGTTTACATATTCTGGCTCATCAAAAAACAATGTGTGTTGCCTCCATTGCTCATGCAAAAGCACTACCTCCCTAAATAATCGCCAGTATTTATCGTCGAAATCTTCTTTATATTTAGCCATTATGTGTCAAGCCTAGTTGTTTGTAAGTTTCTATCATCAACAACAGAGTCATTTAACATTGCATCGCGCAACACAACTAACCCAGCTATAGCTTTAGTTATATGTGACAAGCCTGATTCTTGGTCAATATCTTCACCATCATACCAAGATAGCAAGTGACGCAATGTGCTGCTGTAGTAATCGCTGTAGTGTAATCGCTCAAATCGCCAATTGTACGTGCCATACTTGTCAGCACCTTCTGAAAGTGAGTCAGCTATTTCATTTAAAACTTGCACTGGCGTATGTTGATATTGACGCTTTTTAAGACCAGCAACTCTTTTATAATTCTTCATTTTGCTCAACTTCCTCAATATTTATACCCCAGCTATCGCATTGGTTTTTAATTAATTCACATAATTCGCTATGTTGTTCCTTAGTCATTTTGCTAGTGCTTGGATTTAATGGTATCATACCGCCATCAAGGTCTGGCATGAACTGTGTTTTAAATAAACTAGAAGCAAAAACCTGCTTCCAATTTTCTGGACTATAACGACCACCAATATCACTTATATGCCATTCATTACCATTCCAACGTACTTGATTGCTAATTATAGTTAATAATGCCCACATTAAGCTATTTTGATTTGTGGTGCGTTTATCACGTTTCCAAGTTATATATGTGCCAGCTGGTGCTCTTTTAGTAAGGTCAAGAGCTTTTGTTCTCTCAACCTCATTGTTAATTTGTATTGTATATTGACCCATTTAAAACATCTCTAACTGATTAGCAGCTTCATCTACTCGCTCACACGCAATGTTATAATACTTTTCACTGATTTCTATACCAACGCCACGCCTGCCAAGCTTCTCACACGCAACAAGCGTTGTACCTGTACCCATAAAAGGATCTAATATAGACCCAGTAGCATTAGTCACTACTTTTTGCATTAAGCCTAAAGGTTTTACAGTTGGATGGTCATAATCAGATTTACCAACACTATGTGTAAATATTCTTTTCTTATAACTAAGATCGCCTTGTGGGTGGTAGCCTTTATTCCAAGCATGAACATATATCTCCAACTCTGGCTGATAATGTTTGTTAGCAACAGGCATAGGATTTGTTTTTTGCCAAGCGCACATAGCATATCTTTTATATTTGCTTGCAAGGTCTGGCAATAATTTAGCTAATTGGTCATTATGACAAAATACTATCGCGCTACCATATAAATCTGAATTAATTATATTGTAATCAAAGCCCTTATGTATTTTAGCTTTCTCTACTTCTTTTAAAAATGTACGCTTGCTATGTATACCACCGCCGCTTGTTTGTATTTCGTATGGGGGATCACTAACTAAAGTGTCGTAGCCACCAAGCTCTTGCATAACCTGTTGGCAGTCACCGAGTATTAATCGCTGACCACCTATTGTTACATCTTTTATTATAGCTGTCATTTAAAACGGAATCTCATCATCTAAACCCGGTACTACATTTTTATTATAACCGCCAACATCTAAACGTGGTTTATCTGCACCAGCAAAGCTACCATCAAGCAAAACTAATGTGCCGCCATAGCCCTTCAAAACAACTTCAGTTATATATTTGTCATTGCCAGAGCTATCAGTCCATTTACGTGTCTGCAACCTACCCTCAATATAAAGCTTAACACCTTTTTTAACATAGCGCTCTATTACAGATACAAGACCCTCTGAGAAAACACTTACTTTAGACCATTCGGTTTTACTTACATACTCTTGTGTTTTTTTATCACGCCATTTCTCTGTAGTAGCCAATGAAAAGTTAGCAACCTTGCCTCCATTATTAAATGTTTTAATTTCTGGATCACTGCCAACATTACCAACTAAAATAACTTTATTTACACTAGACATTTTTACTCTCTTTCATTTTGTTAAGTTTTTCGATTAATTCATTTATCTCAGTATTTGCTTTAAGCATTTCTGATAATAATTCTTCTTGATACTCTTTATCTGCTTCAACCCTGCAAACTGCCATTTTTAGTCCATCAGGAAATCGAGGGTCATAGCCAACTACGTCAACATATTGTCTACCTGTGACTAACAGCTGCATTTGTAACTGAACGCGGTATTCTTTAGCGTGCGCATCCTTCTCTAAATAGCCAACCATTTTAGCCATAGAAAAAGGGCATTTGATTTCAACTAAACCATCGTCATCAATAAGGCCATCAGGACTGCAAGTAATAAAGTCATATTTTGGGTGGATAACCATACCAACTTCACTGACAGAGACATCACGTTCAAAAGCATAATAATCACGCGCTTCTGACTCTAAGTCTGTACCGCGCTGCATTGCCGCGTTGCTATACGTTGGTTCAACTGCTACACCTGTCATGCGCTCTAATGAGAGCTGAGTAATCATATTAGCTCGGCTTGTGCTGTAACCTGATTTGGTTTTAGCGACTAAAGCTTTAACGCGTGAAGCTGTTAATTTGCCTGCACGCGCGGCAAACCAAGCATCTGAGCCTTGTTCAACATCTATAATATTCATTACTGTGCCTCCGCTTTTTCTGCGGCTACAATAGCAGCTTTTTGCTCAGACCAAGCTTTTTTAAGTGTAGCTAAGTCTGCATTATTACACTTTAGACTACGTATTTTTTTAGCGACAGATTTTAAATCGTCATCTTGCATAGATTCTGATATTTCTATAAGCAATGGCTCTAAGTCTATTGACTTTATTTGTTTAGCTTGTGATGCAACATTACCATCGTCATCTTCTTGTGACATATTAAGTGCGCCAGCTAAACCACCGCGACGGCAGTAAGTCATTGTACTCATAAGTACGTGGATATCTGAATTTTTTACATCTGATTCAAAATATGTTTCATACCACTCCCCGGATGTGTGCAATATTCTTGTGCTTAGTACCATTGTACGACGCTCAGTAATACCACCTTGATTTTGCATTATTGTTATATCGTTTTCTGCTAAATGTGGCCTAGCAGCTTCAATTAGTGAGCTAATAGTTGTATATTTAGATTTAAAGTGCGGATTGCTGCCATCTTTACTTGCTGGCTGTATAGAATTAATAGCTTTAACAAGAGCTGGTGCAATTTTAGCTGTGCTTGCAGAATGTTGCATTGGTAAGTGTTGTATAGTCACGTTTTCCTCCATTTTTAAACTGTGATGACTTAGCCATAAAGTAATATGCAAGGCTTTGCAATAGCTAATCTGTTATTATTTTTACTAGACATTGTAAAAAATATACTTATAGAATAGTGCTATGTACTTTAAAAAAGGAGTTTGTAATGAAACATACTGTACAATCTATAATTGATAAAGCAGGCGGCAAAGATGCTGTCTGCGAGATAATACCAAGTTTAAAGCCTGATACACTTCGCAGCTGGAAGCGAATTGGTATCCCGGAAAAATATTGGGATAGACTCATTGATATGCACAAAACACGATTAACAGTTAATGAGCTGCATAAGTTAAATACTATTGTGCGCGGAGGATGGTCGTGAAAATACAGAAATACAATAAGAATGGGGTAGAGTCTTTTTATACTGAGCATCCATATTTCAAAAGAATGATGCTGCACCGGGCAAAGCGGAGAAAAGATACTAGATCACAACATCACTGGCAGAAACTTGTCAATGAAGAAACTACAGAGGCACTCAGGAGGCTGTTAAATGAGACTATCTGACCACCACGACTATTGTAAATACAAACCACTAACTAAAATGCAGTTTGGTCAACTATTGATAGAGCAAGATGGTAAATGCGCGACTTGTAAAGAACCTTTAGTGTTCAAAGCAAGGCAGATACGCGAAGAACATTTACATCAACGCAGTATGGGTGGAAAACACGACTTAGATAATATCTCGCTGACCTGTATTAAGTGTGCAATAAAGAAAGATAAAGCAGATAGTCTAGCACGTAAAAAATTACGTTCGCTACTTAAAACAACTAAGAAGTCAAAAAAGCCTAAACAAAAAATCCAAGGTCGTACTAAAATACAATCGCGTGGATTTGGCAACAGCTACAAACCTAACATTAAGGAAATTGACTAATGTATAAACGTAACAAATACAACGCCATCAAGGTCAAAGATGATGGTATGACATTTGATTCAAAGCGTGAACACGCCAGATATTTACATAACAAGCAGCGCTTAAAAGATGGTGAGATATCAGAGTTAGAAATACATCCAGTCTATCAGATACTGGTGAACGACCAGAAGATATGTAGATATACTGCTGACAGTCAATACAAGAACAAAGAAGGTACTTTGATAGTGGAAGATGTTAAGAGTCCCATTACAGCTCGGAAGGCCCAATATAGGCTAGTGAAGAAATTAATGAAGGCTGTGCATAATATAACAATTTTGGAAGTGTATTAAATAAAAAAGGGCAGTAGAAAGGATTAAAAACTACTGCCCAGTTGTCTGCATCTACGGGGAGGAAAACAAGCAGACAAACATATTAATAAAGATATTGACGTAATTGTCTATATGCGATTACAATAAAACTGTAAAAAAGGAAAACAAAATGAGCTTACCATACTTCAACTACTACCCCAAAGACATGGGCTACAAAACTATGCATCTAACTTTAGCAGAGTTTGGTGCATACAACAGACTGCTATCACTTTGCTGGACAACACCGGGTTGCACCATTCCAAAAGATATTGAATGGATTGCCAGAAAGATGCTTATTAGATCAGAGCAAGATAAAGCTGCGTTGTTGGCAATTTTAGATGAGTTTTTTATTGTTATAAAAGGGCAATATGCAAACAAAAGATTATTAGAAGAATATAAGAAAAGTGATAGTAAGTATAAAATAAAAGTTAAAGCAGCTAAAAAAGGGGGAGCAGCTACAGCATTGAAATATAAAGAAAAAGATAGCGCCAACAGGCTTGCAGACGATAAGGCCATAAGGCGTGCCAACCAGAACCAGAACCTAGAACCAGAACCAGAACCAATTATTAATAATATACTATACAGTGAATGGAGGCCAAAAACATTAAATGCGACGACTAAGACAGCTCAGATGGTGCGTGATCATATGAGCAAAGATGTTTATGAGTTAGAGCTAGAAAAGTTTGTAGAGTTTCACATAGACAACAAAACTGAGTCTACTGATTTTAACAGGCAGTGGCGTACTTGGTTAAAAAACCATTTCACATACAACGACAGCAAAAAAGGAAAACAAAATGTCAGAAATAATAAAACTAACAAATATGCGCAAATCGGTGAGCAAAGACGTCTTAGCAGGGGAAACTTGCTTAAAGAGTATCAATCTTAAAGGCTATCCTAGAGATTTTGATTGTGCGCAAGACAAACAAATTGCAGCTGGGCAAAAGAAAAACATAGAGAAAGTAAAAGAGCATTACTTAGGTACATTACAGCCAGCTAAAGCTAAAACTATATTAGGTTGCATAGAGTTACTTGAAAGCAGATACTATGAAGTTGCTAGGCCGCCAGAGCTACAAAAGCAATTAGACCGGGAGTGGATTGCTGACATGAAAGACTATCCAGAAGATTTGATACACCAAGCTTGCGTAAATTGGCGCAACTCAAGTCAAAGCTTTGCGCCTAGATCAGCTGGCGTACTGATGGAGTCAGTTAAACCTGAGTATGTAAGACGCAAAAGCTTATATTTAAAAGCTAAGTCAGTATTGGAGTTGATTTAATGACGGCTATTATTAAAGATGTGACTATTGGCGATTGCCGATTAATACTCGGTGATTGCCTTGAGGTCATGCCCTTGCTTGGCAATTTTGATGCTGTTGTTACTGACCCGCCTTATGGGATTGGAGAGAGCCAAAAAAAGAACCTATCACGACATAAACTTGCAGAATGCACAGTCTATAAAGGAGGCGATTTTGACCATGAACCTGCCTCTGTTGAGCAAATAAATATGTTGGTGAATCGTTCTAATAACCAAATTATTTTTGGCGGTAATTATTTTGACTTGCCTCCATCCTCTTGCTGGCTTGTTTGGAATAAGGAGACTGGAAAATCTGATTTTGCCGATTGTGAGCTTGCTTGGACTAATTTAAAAAAAGCTGTTCGGATGATTACTTGGCAGTGGTCAGGGTTTTTAAGAAAGGGTGTTGAGCGCGGTGTAAAGCGTGTTCACCTTACACAAAAACCTGTCGGAGTTATGGAGTGGTGTATAAAGCACTTACCAGAAAACGCCGAAACAATCCTCGACCCTTTCATGGGCAGCGGAACCACAGGTGTTGCTTGCGTTAAATTAGGCAGAAAGTTTACAGGTATAGAGCTTGACCCCGATTACTTCGACATAGCGTGTGAGCGTATTAGAAAAGCCTATGAGCAACCAGATATGTTTGTAGAACAGCCAAGCAAACCAATAATACCTAAACAAGAGGATATGTTTTAATGCTTATTAACAAAATACATGAAGAAGTTTATAGAACGCCTTGGTTTAGCTTAAAGCAAATAGCGTTTGCTTGTAACACTACCCCTCAGAGCGTTAGCTCAACATTAGCCCGGTGCGGTACGTCATTTAATAAATTAAAGGCGCAAGAGATACGGAAGCTGAAGGATTTTGAGATTAAACGTAAAAAAAATACATTTAACACTTGATTATGTAAAAAAAATACCCATATTGTGTATATAGACAAAAACAAAGGATTAAAAATGATTACAATATACCAAATCAAAGAAGAAATATTTAACAAGTTAAATGGTAACAATGAGTTATATTTAAAATATTCAGATGTAAGACATAGAGCTAATTTTAAACCAAAGACTTTTACAGCAGAAGATTTTACGTATTATGAGCCTGTTTATGAAGTTGATGTTAATGATTTAGAAAAAGCTTGGGAAGTCACCAACCATTGGCAAAACCCAGAGTTAATAAAAAGATATAGACCGGGTACTAGCTCAAGCACGAGCGACATATTTAAAATGAATGGCGAATATTATGCAGTAGCTAGTTGTGGGTTTAATAAAATTAACATTAACTAAAACATTAGTGGCGTAAGCCCCTAAACACTTGGCAAACAAGCTTTTAAAATAAAGGATTAAAAATGAACAAACAAATAGAATATGAATTTATATATTTAGATTTTGATCTAATGGATAAACAAGAAAAAGCAGAGGCACTTGCAGAGGGCAAAAAAGTATTACGTGATTTATGTAATTTTGTAGTGCTTTCTACATTTGTAATAACATTTACAGCAACAGCAATGGTATGGGTAGGTTAGTATGATTAGCACAGCAGCAATGACAGAAAAAGAATTAAGAGACTACAATGATGCGTATGGTGAGTTTGAAAACTTGCCTTTTGACATGGAAATCATGATGTATAGATTGCTAGATACAATGACAACTGAGCAGATAGAAGATGTGTTGGATCAGATAGATGCAGAAGGTTTACAAGAAAGAGAATGGAAGATATTAGAGCGTAAACATGATAGGCAGTTTGGCGGTATGTACGCAACCGAAGAAACAGAGTATTAATTATGAATAAAGGCAAGCATAGTTATGATAACACAAATAGTTTTTCGGTGCATTTTGCTAAAAAAGTCATAATAATTTTTATACTAACTATCTTGCTTTATGGTTTAATTTAGTTAGTCTTAGCACATGGATAACACTGTAAAAAGATTTATACAGTATGTAGAGGTTACAGGAAATGATGCTGTTGTTGTGCTCGACGACGGCAGTGTGCTAGGCGGTGTTTTTAGTGTGCAAGCTACAACTACTGCCCCAGTAGAAGGTGAAGAAGAAACACCATCGCAAAGCTTTGCCAATATATTAGCTTATATACTGCATGAAAATATTACATTTAATGACATACAAGTCGCAGACAAAACACAGCACTGATAATGGCAAAGCATTGGTCAGATAGTAAAAAAGAGTTAGCTGCTAAGTTATGGGCTAATGCAGAATTAAACACACATCAAATTGCTGAAAGATTAGGCTGTACTTATCATGCGTTACAACTGTTTGCATATAGAAACAGGCATATATTACCAAAACGCGGATATGGTCAGATGCACAGACCTAAAAATAAAAAAATAAAATTAGTGGCAGCAAAGCCTATGCAGATCACACGTTATAAAGACCCTGTGACTATATATAAAGCGAGCAATCTCTGGCATGATGGCTACGCTGTTGCTGCTATAATAAAAACGCTTAAGATGGGCGACAAGACTTTTGTAAAAATGAGAAAGTATAGCCCTACAAGTTTTCCTAAACGTAACAAACACAACAATGTGGTAAATATTGAATGGACTGATAAGTTTATCAAAAGGCTAGGTTTTAATACAGTTACTGAGTTAGAAGATAATCTAGTCACAGCATCGTTCGCAAAACCCGGTAAAGGTTTTTACTTAAGGACAACAAGCGGTGATGCTTGGCTGCATATGTCAGGTAAAGCAACAACAATACAAAAACGTTACAGATACCGGGGTACATTAAGACAGGCATTAAACATGAAAAAGACCTGTAGTTTTAAAGTAGATATTGTGCCTGAAGATAAAAGCAATGACTAGCTGGCACATACTCAAAACTAGAACTAACAGAGAGCTGTCTATCCATGATTTTTTAGATAAAGAAGGTATTAGCTGTTATACACCTTTTGACACACGCATATTAAGATCAAGTCATGTGCAAAGAAAGGCGCGGCAAAGAACAACATATATAGTCCCGGTGTTTACAGGTTATTTGTTTTTCAAGATAGATATACGCACAGACTTGCCAAAGCTTTCTATAGCAACACAAAAGTGTAAAGATATTTATGGCATCATAATGAAAGATGACAGTGATTTATATCAAATAAAAGATGATGTTATTGCTTCATTACGTGTTGCTTATCCTACAGGCTACATACCTAACGTACACATAGGCAAAAACAGACAGCGCAAGATTGACTATAGTGCGCCAAAATTTATTAAAGGGCAAAAGGTAAGGTTTAAAGCTGGGCCATTGCAAGGCATAGACCTAACAGTAGACAGGCAAATGAACGACCAGATTGATTTATTGATGGAGTTTTTGTCTAGTACCCGGAAGGTAACAGCCATGATTGATAGTATAAAAGTGTGATATAAACACAATATGTGTTGCTATATTGACACAAAACCCCATATATAGTAAATCTATGTTAGATCGGGCCGCGCGTACTTAGGTAGCCTCGCCTCCTAGCTGTACGCATTACAGCAGTAAGGCTTGCTATGCTTTTGAATAATAGGAGTTTTTAAAAAATGGTTTTATGTAAATCCTGTACTTCCCCGGTAACGTGTAAGAATAATAAACGTTGCATGAAAAAAGGCACATATAAACGCAAGACAGTAAAAAAGCGTAGATATTAACCACCATAAAACATAATAGAAAGTCTAAAGTAGATAAAAGTAGAAACATGGTAGAAAAGCCTAAACGTAAAAAAACAGGTGGTCGCAAAAAAGGCGTACCTAATAAGCAAACTGCACTACTTAAAGATGCTATATTAACTGCTGCACAGCGAGCTGGTGGCAATGAAGAAGATGGTATGGTTAAGTATTTAACAGATCGAGCCTTAGATAATCCAACTGCATTTATGGGATTGCTAGGTAAGGTACTGCCAATGCAAGTGGCTAATGATGATAGCGGTGAACCATTTAAAGTTGTTACACGCATAGAGTTAGTAGCGCCAGATAATGACGACACTTAACTTAGAGTTACCAGCAAAACTAATACCTGTATTTGAAGGTGACGCAGAAGTGCGCGGTGCTTATGGCGGCAGAGGTAGTGCTAAAACACGCAGCTTTGCTATGATGAGTGCGGTTAGGGGTGCTATTTGGGCTAGTGAAGGTAATAGCGGACAGATACTGTGTTGCCGGGAGCACTTAAACTCACTTGATGATTCATCACTAGCAGAAGTAAAAGCTGCAATACTTGGTAACGAATGGCTAACTAGCTGTTATGATGTTGGCGAAAAGTATGTAAGAACAGCAGACCATTTGCCCGGTAGAATAGATTACACGTTTGCTGGACTAAGGCATAACCTTGAAAGCATTAAGTCAAAAGCGCGTATAATGCTGTGCTGGGTAGATGAGGCTGAACCTGTTAGTGAATTAGCATGGGCTAAGTTGCTGCCAACAATACGTGAAGTAGATTCTGAAGTATGGGTAACATGGAACCCGGAACGTAAGAACAGCGCAACAGATAGGCGTTTTAGACTAACACCGCCAGCTGGCAGTAAAATAGTTGAAATGAATTGGAAAGATAATCCTTGGTTTAACAGAACCCGGTTAGCTAGCCAAAGATTAGAAGATCAAGAAAAACGACCAGACAGTTATGAATGGATATGGGAAGGCGACTATGCCAGTGTGCATGAAGGTGCGTATTTTAGTAAGTTACTAGCTAACGCTAAACGTGAAGGCCGTATAGTTGATATGTTACCAATCGACCCAGCACTACCTGTTTATGGTTTTCACGATATTGGTGGCTCTGGTGCTAAAGCTGATAGTTATACTATTTGGTTAGCGCAATTTGTAGGTGATTGGATAAACGTGCTGGATCATTACATAGCACAAGGTCAGGTGCTAAGTTATCACATCAATGAGATGCGTAGACGATGGCCTCACGCTATAATGCAACTGCCGCATGATGGTGTAAATGAAAATAGTTGGACAGGTAAAAGAGTAGAAGATCACTGGAGAGATGGTGGATTTGAGGTGTTAAAACCATTACCAAACCAAGGCAAAGGCGCAGCAATGCAACGTGTTGAAGCTGTAAGACGCATACTGCCTAAATGTAAGTTTGTAAAAGATAAAACAGAAGCTGGGCGTGCTGCATTAGGATGGTATCACGAAAAAAGACCATCAGATAGTAGAGATGTAGGATTAGGCCCAAATCACGATTGGTCATCACATGATGCTGACAGCTTTGGTTTAATGGCGCTGATGTCAGATAAATTTAAAATAAAAAAGGCAAAGCCGTTGGTAATGCCTAATTATGGAAGTGCAATATAATATGCTAAAATATGATAATGATTTAGGCGTAGATGATTCAAACAACACTGCAAGCGGTGTTGATGATGCTGGCAATGATGATTTGCTTTCAATGGTACGTGCTGAGTTTTCACAAAGCATTGGTATGTCGCATGATAGCGATTTAACGTCATCAAGAGAAATAGCGCTGCGTTATTACAATGGTGATGTGTTTGATGTATCTGTATTTGGACAGCGTAGTAAGACTGTTAGCACAGACATAGCAGATAACATTGAGGCAGTGTTGCCTGACTTGGTTGATGTGCTATCAGGCGAAGATGTTGCTGTATTTCAGCCTGTAGGTATTGAAGATGAGGAAGCTGCACAACAAGAAACAGATTACATTAATCATGTTTTCTTTGAGCAAAATAACGGCTTTCAAATATTATATGATGGAATCAAAGAAGCGCTGTTACTAAAGACAGGTATATTTCGTTGGTATTGGGAAGAAGATACGTATTTAGACACTAAAAACTTTGACCAGCTAGATGGCCTTGGTTACATGACTTTGCTAGATCAAGGTTATCAGTTAACAGATGGCGTTGTAGAAGAAATTGGTGAAGATGAAATAATTATAACTAACGCTGTATTTAGTAAAGAGATAACTAAAGGACAGGTTAAAGTTGAAACAATACCAAGCGAGCGTTTTGCTGTTGGTAGAGATACAGTAAGACTTAGAGATGCAGCGTACTGCGTTGCACAAATAGAAACACGTAAACAAGATTTGCTAGATAAAGGTTATGACCCAGAGAAAGTAAACAACCTAACTAATGTAGACGCTATGGACAATGAAACCATATCTGATGCTAGAGATGTTGATACTATTGATGATAATTACAGCAACAGCATTGGGCCAATGCAGCAAGTCACAATACTTGAGCACTACATACGTGTTGAAGGCCAGATAAAACGATTAATTACAGATTACGACAGCACTACAGTTTTAAGCGTAGAAGATGCGCAGTATATACAATACTCAAGCATTTGCCCGTACCCAATGCCGCACAGGTTTTATGGTTTATCATTGGCTGACAAGCTTATTGAAGTACAGCGTGTAAAAACAGGCATACAACGTCATATGCTAGATGAACTGTCATTTAGCCTTAATCAACGCATGGAAGTGTCAGAAGATGGTGCAAATGAAAACACTATATCTGATTTGCTTAACAATACGCCTGGTGCGCCTATACGTTCACGCAATGGCGGTGCTGTAAGACCTGTAAGATTGGCTGGCAGTGGTTTTGATTATTTGTCTGCATTAGAAACAGCAAATGTCATGGCAGAGCGTCGCACAGGTATAATGCGCGGTGAAACAGGTATGAAGGCTGACACACTGCACGATACTGCATCAGGTGCACTTACAATGCTATCTGAAGGCAAGAAGCGTACAAGATTGATGGCACGTATCTTTGCTGAAGGCGGCATCAAAGACATGATGCTTGGTATACATTGTCTTATTAAAGAATATGCAACAGAAGCTGATTATGTACGTCTTAGAGGTAAATGGACACAAGTAGACCCTACTAAGTGGGGCAGACGTAACGATATGACTATTGAGATTGGCGTTGGTGCTGGTGGTAAGCGACAAGAAGCTATGTTAGCGCGTGAAGTTATCAACTTACAAGCGCAAATCGTACAGCAACAAGGCGGTGCGCCAGAAGGATCATTAGCAACACCGCAGAGCATACACGCTGCATTAGTTAGGTTTGCAGAGAAAGCTGGCATGAAAGCGCCAGAACTTTATTTCCCTGCACCACAAGAAATGCCTGAAGATGGGCCACCACCACCAACTGATGCACAAGTTAAAGCACAGGCTGATGCGCAAGCTAAACAGCAAGAAATGGAACTCAAGAAGTATGAAATAGATAGCAAGATGCAGCTAGAGCGTGAAAAGTTAGCACAGGCTGATGCTATTGAGCGTGATAAGTTAGAGCGTGAAACAGCACTAGCTATTGAGATGCGCAAATATGAACTACAAATGAAAGAAAAGATGTCATCATTTAGACCGGGAGGTAGCCTAATTACATGATTAAAAAGGACAAAGCAGAAGCAAGTGCTGATGCAGCACAAGCAAAACGTGAGCTAAAGCTGACAACCGCAGCACTAAAAAACATGGAAGAAACAGCAATGGAAAACTTGCTAAAAACTAAACCAGAGGAAGAACATAAAAGACGTGAACTTATAGCGCTTATCAATGTGTGCCGTGAGATTCCACGTAAACTAAACAACTACATTGACACTCATAAGATCAACCAAGAAGGAGTCTAAGAAATGAGTAATGAAGCCCCCTTAAGTATCGACCAAGCTGTTAACGAGCTAACACAGTTAGAACCGCCAAAGCCTGAAGAAGCAGAAACTACAAATGCTGTAGAAGAAGTAGAAACAGAAGATACTGAACTAGATGGTGAACCAGAAACCATCGACACTGATGAGGAGCCTGACGATAGCGAGGTCAACCTTGAAGATGAAGAAGTTGAGGAAGTTGAAGCGGAAGATGATGTTCCGTCAATCGATGCACCTCAATTCTGGACAGATGGCGCAAAAGATGTTTTCTCATCACTGCCTGCTGAAGCACAATCTGTTATTGCAGATGAAGTTAAGCGGTCACAAGCTGAAACAACTAGAGCGCAACAAGCTGCGGCTGAAGCTACCAAACAATCAATACAGCGCATGGAAGAACTACACAATGTAATTGAGTCAGTGCATACTGAAACAGCTACGTTGGATAGATTATTCGATCAGCGCTGGAAAGATGTAAACTGGGTAGAGATGTCACAAAGAAACCCATCTGAATACTTGCAAAACAAAGCGTTGTTTGAAGCTGAGTCGCAAGCCCTAGAGGTTCATAAAGAATCTGCGGTCACTGCACAAAAAGAATATGAACAGCAGATATTGCAAGAAAAC